GATCTGCGCAGTTGTCGATTTTGAAGGCTGAACACCGTTGTTAAGCAAGCGCCATGCAACAGTTGGAAGTCCAGTTCGAACAGTCGTTCTGTGACCAGTTGGCAAATTGCCTTCCACCCACAACATGTCTTGCAAGATTTCATTTGTTTGTGCCAACAGTTCCACGATAGATGGAACCTTTCCTTGAGGATCAAGACGCTTTGCCCAGTCAGCAAGCGTTAGTGCATTTGCTCCAATTGTAGCCATTTAAAACTCCTTTTTAATTAATTTTGTTTACTTCCATAAAAAATATCTTCAATAGATTTTTGACCGCCAGTGTTTACATTCCCACCGATGATCTTGGCCTCTCTCATTGCTTGTCCAATTCTCGCGAATACTCGGACAAGTTCTGGGTGATTGCCGTATCCTGAAGAGTCGAGAGCAGATACAAACTGTGGAGTGCTGAACTTCTCAAGCGTTCGCTTTGCTAGCTCTGCGTTCTCAGCAAATTTCTCGCCACCTATTTCTGGATCAGCGATTGTTTGTTGTTTCCACTGTTCTTTAACCTGTTCCCATTTTTGAATCTGTGAATCGTAATAACTCTTTCTTGCAGTCTCTTCTCTTTGAAGTAACTCTTGCGCTTGATCTTGAGAGAGTTTCTTTTCCTTCGCGTAGGCTTCGAAACTTTCAAGGTAAGCAGAATCTATCAAAGACTCCTCTTGCAGCTTAAGCTCGTACTTTTCTGGTACGACTGGCTCAGCTGGTTTTGGTGCATCCTGCGTAGTTTGAGTTTGTTGATTCGCTGTTGCTGCATCAGTATTGGCACTTGCCTCGACTTTTGCTGCATCATTTGCTTGAACCGCATTCGGTGTTTCTGTAGCGGCTGTTTGCACAGTTTCTGTAGACATTGCTTATTCCCCCTTATTGCTTTTAATCATTTTTAAATAGCTGTCAGGATCAACTCGCATGATGTCTGACATTAACTTTAATCCTATATTGCGCTGTCCCTCAAGGAAAAAAGTTTCACTAGACCCTGTAAAGCTTGATTTAAATACTCCGCACTTCTCTAGCATGTTCCAAATAAATCTTCGACCTTGGTCTGATGCGAGTAAAAACTTAAGATCATTATCCTCGGTATCTTGTTTGAATTTGTTTTTCTCTCTATCGATCTTGATCTGATTCTCATCAGCTGCGTTCTTAACTTTACTCATAATCGTCTAGGCCTTCGTCTAAATAATATTGGATATGGAAAACTATCTGTATCAATAGGAGGTACTGTCCCAGTAACTGGAGGCCAATAAGTAGATTTAAAATATACTGGCGCAAAAAAACCTTTTGGAAACATTAAGACTCGCTTACGTCATAAGTTATAGATGTACGATTTCCGTTTGAATCCACGGTAGCAACAATTCTATCTTTGTCATCAACAATATTTCTAAACGTAATGGTTGTTGTCTCTGCGCCGCTGACTTTGCCAGCAACAGATGAAAGAACTAGACGAAGGGCTTCGCGCAAAGAGTAACCTGTTTCGATATCTTGATTGTCTAAGAGCTCTGCAGTTAATCCCTCAGGACTTAATGGCGTTGCGCCTCCAGCTTCGGCAATCATAAATGCAAGTGCTGTATTAATAGCATTAGAAGATAACAGCATTGTAGTAGTAGCTTGGACAGGAATAATCCCACCAAGAATTGCACTGCTAGAAATTACAATAAACCCACTTGCATCTGCTGATACACCAGCAGACAAATTTGCATTTGAAACTGCTATTGCAAAAGATGCAGATCCTATAAGAGCAATAATTTGATCAGCCTGAGCGTTTGTTAAAGTTAAAACTAAAAACGCAGAGGCCGTCATGTTTAAACCCATTTTTGCGTCGGCATTTGATTTAACAAGACTTAATATCGCTGGATTATAGGACGACATTGCGCCACCAACATTAGGAAGAACCCAGCTGACAGGTGCTAAATATCCATATGGCGTGCCAGATATTTGTCCATATTTAGAAAGTCTATTTTTTAAACTTGCTGGAGGGGAGTAATTGAACGCAGTCATAGACGTTGCAGTACCTGCAAATGTCCTAATCGATGTTCTATTTAATAGAGTGTAGTTCCCTATTAAAGCCAAAGCTTACCCCCAAGCCGATTCAATGTGACCAATAAATGTAGTGCTCGCTGCAGTCGTGCTACCTGCCACATAAATTAAACCAAGAACAGCTCCGTCTACAATTTGCTCAAGACTTGGCATCATGTTAACAAAATCTCGCTCATAGTAAATGTTGGCAGCTGGCAAAGGAAGCATAGCTAGCTCTTTGTACAGGTACATATGATAATAAGTACCGGCAGTACCAGTCGCTGCAGATAATTGAATCGACTGAATCGACCTAATACCTGCATCATTATTTGCTAATGGAAGTGGGAAATAATTTGAAGCTGCCACACCCGAATGAGTGATATGCCCTTGAATTGCCGATGAAGTACAAGCAACGGTGACTGGCATTTGACGAGATCCAGTGCCGCCTGAATTCGTGTAAGTCATCGCAACGTTGTGTGCTACTGCCCCGACAGTTGTTGGCGCTGCATTTGATATCACATAACCAGTTCCACCTGAGGCCATAAAGGCCCGAACACCTGCTCCGGTTGTGTATCTGGTAAGTGTATTTGTATTACTGCAAGTTTGAGCAAGCGCAGAGTTGGCATCGATATAAGGATATGATCCAAGTAAATCAACTAAATAAAATTGACCTATACCTGTCGCTGCAGTTGTCATAAGACCCATGTTTAAAAGTGATTTTAAATCAGTAGAAACTGAGCCACCGTGAAACAATGCTGGCGAATTTGCCGTAGTAAACGGCTGAAACATTGGCGTAATAGTGCCAGAAGATGATCCCCATTCAACGACAGAAATGTTCGATACTGAAAACACACCTGTACTAACAGATGCTTGCAACACAAAGCCAGCTGTTGATGATGCTGTTATTACCTCAACAAAAGTCCCTATTGCCGCTCGGACAGTTCCCGTAGCACCGCCAAGTGTGAAATTAACATTCGAAGATGTCCATGCAGAAATCGTATATTGAACACGATAAAAACGACCTGCAACAATACCTATATTTAAAGAATCAGCCGTTAGAGTTGTCGCGGTACCAGATGTCTTAGCAAAAGTATTAGCTGTTGCTGCCCATCCTGTACCATTTGGAGTCCAGTTAAATAAACTAACTGGAGCAAATGAATTTATAAGATGCTCACCTGGTCCCATTCGATCAGGAGATCCAGGCAATATAGATAAATCATAAGCACGGCCTGCAGTATATGCAGTTGTGATACCAGTAACTTTGTTTATCTGCGATCTAAACTTTTTACCATTCGTTGTAATCTCATTTATTAAATCATCTGTACCTGAAAAACCTGGCATATTAACCCCACGTTGTTTGAATGTTACCGTAAATTGGAGCCGATGCGATTGAAGCATTCGGCAATACTAAGAAAGAAAGATAAGCACCGTCTGGAATAATTGGCATATTTAAACCAGTATCAATTAAGAAATCTTTTTCTGCTGGTACATTGGCTTCTCTAATCGAAAGATTTCCTAAATCTTTACACAATACAAGAGCGAAGATCCCACCATTTGCACTTAGAAACGTAAACGATTGAACTGATCTTATTCCAGTATCGCCGTCTGCTAATGGAATAAACCAAGCGTTAGACATTGCTCCCGATGAAGCGCCACTAGATATTATTGTTCCTGCAGTTGTTGCAAGATTACTTCGGCATAACTTGCTCGTGCGGCCTGAAACCCCAGCTTGATTTGTGTATGTAATAAAAAACTCAGCGCCGCCAATGTATGTTCCTTGAGCTACGACATACGCATTAACGCCTACCCCAGTAGTTTCTCTGGTTAGAGAATTTGTATTATCAAAGACCTGCTCATCTGTAGAATCTCCATCAATAAATGGATAATACAAAAGTGAGTCTATAAATAATAAATTAACTGGAGCAACAGAACACATCGCAGTCACTCTCTTTAAATGCTTTTGGTCAGAAGAGACATTTGATCCATGCTGAATTCCCTCCCTAGCAAGTAAGTATTCAGCCTTGAGAGGAGTTGATGCGTAGAAGTTAGTTACTGGATGTCCCGACATATTTGAACCATCAAACCAAACTCCAGCTGTTGTGACTACAGTCGTTGTCTTACGAAAGGTCGAAGAGTGAGTCTGGCCACCTATCACAACTTTATTGCTGTAATCACTCAAGCTTATAAAACTCATTTTTTAATCTTCTTCATCTTTAATAAAAAGTTTTTTTAAATACTCAAACTTCGCAGTCTGAGCTTCGTCTAATGGAGTGCCCTCTTCAAGCTGAGCCAAGTACATCTTAAAAAGCTGTAAAGGTTTTGATTTCATTAGAGCCAGTTCTTCAGCCTGAGTCATCTATTAATCCAGAGTGAATGACAATGCATTCGCTGCGAACTGAGGCTGAACTCCAGTTGATACAGTGATCGATGAATTTAAAGCTGCTCGAACAATAATATTCCCAGCGCCTGATGCGGTATCAACAATTGAAGCATGAGTAATTATATTCGATCCAGATGTACAAGCTGCAAATTGCTCTAAGTTAGCGTTAGATACTGTGTTTCCAGATACCGTAAAGTCAGTCGCACGAGTTAAAACAACACGCGCATAACCTCCGTATGTCGCCTCAGATGTTACAGCTGTGCCTGCTTCACTATGCTAGTGCCAGATCCACCGCTAACACTTGGCCGAATGTATCTAGTTATTTCCATTACCTGTTCAATTTTTGCTGATGTCAACGCGATGTTATTACCTTGAGGATCTGTTAACAAAGACCAGTTAGTCCCATTATTTGATCCCTCAATATTAACAGTCGCACCGCCGAACGTGCCTGTAACTTGAATCGACCTATCAGCCCATCCTGTCATCTCTAATGGACGGCCAGTGTCGCCTGTCGTAAGTCCAGTCCATGTAATAATGCTTGCCCTGTCTCGCCATGTGTTCAGAGTTTCCACAGAGTAATCCACAACAGCCATTAGATACCTGCATTCGCAAGGCCTAGCATTGCTCCGAGCGCCTTATCTTCTGAGAGATCTGTCTGACTTAAATCCTTGGCCGTCTTTGCAGCTTGCATTTCCATTTGAGCTTGCTGCGCCATTTGTTGCTGTCTTGCTCTTTGAGATCTAATTTCAGCAACCTCTTCGTCTGTTCTAACAATAGAAGGAGGAAGCGAAATAGTATCCGCATAAACGTCAAGAATTTGATCTGTTTTAATCTTATCCAAAACCGAAGGATCAACCCCAGCGACTTGACCCGCAAAGCCTGTAAATCTCTCAATAGCAGAAACTCCCAAAAGCTTTTGAGCTTGAGCCATAATAGAAATGTACTCGACTTTTAAATCAATACCCTGAAGCTCTTGAGGCGGCGGCGGGATTAAACCTTGTTTTACATGAATATCAAAAACAATATCTGTCATGGGATCTAATAGATCTTGATTCAATTGCTCTAATACTGGTCCAAGAGCTAAGAGTTTCTCTTCATGCCGCTCTTCAATCTCTCTTGCTGTGATTTGCCTTCTATCTGTATTTGCAAGCATTAAAAACAAGTCCTCATAGAACGCTCGTTGAATTCGACTTCGAACTTGATTTTGCTTCATTTCCATTTCTTGAATTCTAAAGTTGATTTCATGAGATGGCCGAAACCCTTGCTGTCCAGATACCGTGTCAACATAAGTAATATCGCCCGGCAATATACTTGCTGCTGAGTTTTTTAAAGATGTTGGCCCTGTCATAGGAGGCCGGACCATTTTATCAACAGCCTCCATAACTCGCTTCTCGCCATGCTGAAGCTGCTTCACGTCCCCTAAAGCTTCCATGCCAGGACAAGACGTTCCATATACATCCTCACCAGTTGTCTCCCATCTCGGACATAGGATTGGAAAATAATCGAAGCCCCCCTCTTCAAGCAATCGATCTTCGTATGTGGAATCCATTCCGGAATTTGTTCCGGTCTCGTAATAATATGAAATAAACTTTTTGAATTTAGGAAAAGGATTGTTTCTTTTATAGTCTTTATTCGGCATGATAACATGAGTCACGTCTATCCAAGACTGATACATCCCTTGATCATATAAATTTCTTACATGAACTGAAAATTTAGACCAGTCTGGCTTGCCTGTTTTTTCATCAACCTTGCCGAACTGCTCAATAAGCTGAGCCACTGTCATTCTAAATTCTCTGTAAAAAGTATTTACCCTGCCGTTTTGACCTTTCGCAATCATGTAAGATCCAACAGGAAACGATTTAAAATGAATCACTTCCCCAGTAAAATCCTCTTCAATAGAAACAGGAGCAGTACCAAAAACACCAAGGTCTCCATACATAACAGGTAATATATTATAAAGATTCGATTTTAAATAAGACGTGGCCATAATTCTTTGAACGTCATCGAGCCATTTTTTAACTGCTCCGAACTCTGCAAGGTCTGGGTCTGGCGTAGTCAAACGAAACCAAGGCCGAGCAGGTGAAGTTATACCTGCCATCATTCCAGATCTTAAAGTTCTAGCTGCAAGTGTTGCAGTTGAATCAATAATCTTTTGATTTTTTTTCTCGCCCCTATTTGCTTCCGTAATGCTAAACCTAGATCGGCGGGGAAGTATATAATCAGAAATATCTCTCCAATGAGAAATAAATGAAGATCTTTCAGAGTCTAATTGATTTTTAAGAATGTCTAAATGATGACGTTTTGATTTATACATTTAACTACCTAATAAAGTTTTGCCAGATTGAGGAGCAGCTGAATCGACAGGAGTTCCAAGCGGAGAGGTCAGGATTGTCGAAGATCGACCTTTCCCTGACATCATTCGCTGTCTGTTTTTTGCCGTAGCAAATTTAGATTGCTCTTGAGATTTAGCCTCTTGCTCGGCCATTTGCTTTTCTCTTTTTTCTTGAGCAATCCCTGCCTTTCTTGACTCTTCTTTCATGGCTTCCTTTTGTTTTGTTCCGGTAAATACTTCACCAACATCGCCAAGACTTTGATTTACAAAATTCTCTAGTGAATCAAAATATCCGCCGCCGCCACTGCCGCCCATATTAAACCTTCTTTCCTAGCAATAAATCGACGGGCTTATATCCCATCTTTTCTAAGAGTTTTGAATATCCATTGTCATAATCAACAGGAGCCCCACATAAAAAGTATTTAGCGCCATAGTCTTTCAGAACATTTTCAGCATACTTTATGAGCTTTGGAGCTATTCCTCTTTTTGTTTTTCTATATTCTGGCTTTATATAAATCACATCTTGATAAGCCTGTTTTGCATTTACATGAGGATGGCGATTCAGGAAAAATGTGGTGTAGCCGACTAGCTCTTTATTAATTCTCGCAGTAAACGCGAACCAGCACTTACCTATTTCAAGTGCGTCCATAAGATCAGTATTAAGATCAAGGTCGAGATTATTATGCCATGAAGTCTCTTTGAAGTTCTCGTATATTAACGGCATAACTTCATAACGAACATCGCTGAATTTCTCTTGCTTGATTTCTATTTCCACTTTTCAAAGCGTCATTTAATTTTATTTAAGAATCAACCTCTTTATCGTAATCCATTGGATTATATTCGGACTTTAGTCGAATAGGTTTTTTCATAAGCATTTGATCAAAAGATCCTGCAGCCTCATCCAAAGCAAATGTGAGGCACAGAGCGTCGGCAAGATCCGGCGAATAACCAAGCCGCTCTTTGATAAGGTCCTTTGATTCAAGCTGAAACTTCCCATTCTGAAATGTGTACTGAGGGGCAGTGAGTTCACGAGCAAGCTCTGGCATATTAGGAAGTGCGCCTCCTCGCTTGATCCATTCAGCCATCTTAAACCACATCTCGCTGCGTTTGTTAAAGTATGCTGGATCTGTAGCCTTACCAGAGAAGTGAATCTCTAATGGCGAACCTCCGGCTTGAATTAATTGATCAACAACCCCGGACCCATAACCTCCAGTGCCGTCAATGAATTCAATTTCAGACTCCCATTTAATTTTAGCTTGCATGACTCTGGCTGCTATTTCTTGAGTCCTTGCACCTTGCATGATGGCTGGCTTGAATGCCCTTAATCCTTGGCGCGGGAATATAACAGTGCGATCACTCCCGAATCTTGATACGTCCACACCGATTCTCTTCTGAGACCACATGAAATCCTTTTCATGGTACTCGCGCTGCATGGCCATTGAGACCTCATGCGGACCAAGCAATGAGTTAATAGATGAAGGTGGAAACCTACCTAAGACGTTTACGATATACCATGGAGAGTCTGCGCCGTACTTATCACGCTGCTCTTTAGCCCATTGAAGGGACACACGAGTTGAACGCTTAGGATTATCAGGA